ATGATTACAACGGTTTATTTCAGCCTTCATTGAGAGAAGGTACACCTGACAAATTATTAGGTTATAACTACTTTGTAAACAATGACCTTCCATCTGCACAGGCTGCCGATGCAAAGATTATATTTTTCGGTGATTGGTCTAAGTACATCATCCGCCAGGTGGCTAACAATGTGCTTGTGCCATTGCGTGAAAGGTTTATGGATGAAATGGAGCTTGGCTTCTTAATGTATGCAAGATTTGACGGCAAATTGTTAAATACTGCTGCGATTAAACATCTTAAGAATCTGTAAATAGGGATAGTGTTTAGGGATGGGCATTAATTGTTCATCCCTTCTAAAATAATTTAACATGGCTTGGAAGGTAACAACAGCACCAGCAACAGAAATTTGGACAGTTAGTGAAGTTAAAAATTATTTGAAGGTGGACACATCGGCAGATGACACACTTATTACTAATTTAATTCAAAGTGCAAGGCAGGCAGCTGAAAGTTATTTAAATCAGGCTTTAATTACTCAAACAATTACAGAGAAGTTAGATAGGTTAAACAATCCATTGCTTTACTTATCTGTATCTCCAGTTATTTCAGTAAGTTCATTTCAATACGCAGATAGTCAAAATACCACACAAACATTTGATGCTGCCAATTATGTTGTTGATACATTTACTAAACCTGCAAGGCTTAGCCTTGCTTATGGCAAATCATGGCCAACATTATATGGTAATATCAATGATGTTACAATAACATATACGGCTGGTTATTCAACACAGCCCTCAGGTGTACCTTACCAAATAAGACAAGCCATCTTGATGATGGTTGCCGATAGTTACGATAATAGAGAAGATTATATAAAGAAGCTACCCACCGCATCGGAATATTTACTTGACCAATACCGTGTACAACTATTCTAATGAAGTTCAATAAAAAAGAAGAGATTGGCAAGTTAAGAGAGAGGATCATTGTTCAAAGCGTAACAAGGACAATTGGCGCAACTGGTTATGGTGCTGAAGCCTGGAGTAATTATGCAGAAGTTTGGGGATATGTAGATTATAAAGGCACTAACCGCGAAGAGGTTGAGGGAGGGAAGATAACTGCGTTAAGTCAAATCAAAGTAATATGCAGATATAGAACAGACATAAACGAGCAACAGAGAATTATCTGGATGAATAAATATTATCAAATTGAAAATGTGCAGATATCAGAAGATAACTTGTATTTGCATTTATTTTGTTCATACGCTCAAAACTATGTCTGATGGCTTATTTAACGCAGAAACAAATTAATCACCTTAAAGAGTTACAGAAAACTAACTATAAAGGTAGAAGAAGTTTTCAAGGCATGAGTCTGCGAGTTACAGGCTTGGCAGATGCAGTCATTGAATTTGCTGACTTAATGACACAATGTACAGTAACTGAGAGAACGCGAGTAATAGAATCAGCTATACCAATAGCATTAAATGTTTATAAATCATTAGTACCAGTAAGTAAAAAGCCGCATTACATACGAACAAATCCTTGGAAAAGTGACAAAATGAAAGGATGGGATAAAAAGGATGGTGCAAGTATGTTGGTGCAGCCTGGTAACCTTAGAAAATCTATTATAGATTTATCTAAAAATCTAAAGTCATATAAAAAGGCAGTTGGTGCGATTGGTCCTTTATACATGAGAAGATTAATGAGTGGGAAAATTAATAGTACAGAAGGTACTAATGGTTTTTACGCTCACATGGTTTACGGAAGTACTAAAGCATGGTATAATAGGATTGTGGTAAAGGCAAGAAACATGAGTAGAGAACAAGTGGTTAAAAAAATGCGTGATGAATGTATCTATATCATGCAGGAAAGACCTAAAAATTTTTGGCAGATATTATGATAGGCAAAGTAATATATGGAAGATTAACAACTGACGCAGCCATTACAGGTGTATGCGGTTTAAATATATTCCCTGACATCGCTCCGCAGAATGTGCAATATCCTTTCATGGTTTACACTATTGTAAATAGCACACCATTTGATTTTAAGGATGGTCAAAGTAATTTAGAATTGATAAATGTGCAAGTTGATGTATATACTAACAATTACGAGACTACGCAGACACTTGCTAACAATGTCAGAAATAGATTGGATCGCTTTAGCGGTACAGTAAATAATGTTAGTGTTCAAACTATAACCTATGTTAGCAGCGATAGCCAAGTATATAATGCTGATTTGAATGTATATTGGATGAGCATTGATTTTAACGCAAAAATGAAACGATGAAGTTAAGATTATTAAAAGAATGGAATGGCAAGGCACCTGGCAAGGTTGGTGTTTTTCTTTCTGAATATGGAGAACAATTGATAAAAGATGGCATTGCAGAACTACTTGATGAAAGCTTTGTCGTGGAGGAGATGCCTAAGAAAGCCGAGGTTCAGCAAGAACCAGTATACATTCCAATCCCAGTACCAATGGATTATTTCCAAGGTCAGGATAGCAATGAAGAAGAAGTAAAAATTAATAAACCAAAAAAATAAAATAACATGGCAACTACTGGCATTATTAATGGTACGTTGATGCGTCTTTATAAAGATAATACCGCTATCGGTTACGCAACTTCCTGCCAAATGAACGTTACAGCCGCAATGCGTGAAATTTTAACAAAAGATAGCGCATCTGGTGGATGGAGAGAAGTTAAAAAAGGTCAACTATCAGGCACTCTTTCAACGGAGGCATTGTACGCTGGGCCTGGTGATTCATCAACTAATTATTTGTTTGATGATTTGTTTACCGATTTGATTAGCGGTACCGCTTTAACTATTAAATTCACAACAGATGTATCAGGCGACAATGTATTTACAATGCAAGCCATCTGTACATCATTAGACTTAAACGCAGCGGTAGAAGAAAACACAAGCTATTCAGCTTCATTTGAGGTTACTGGTGCTATTGCAAAGACAACTAAATAGTAAAAATTACCTAACATGAAAACAATAACAATTGCCAACACGACTATTCCGATTAAATTTGGAATGTTCGTGTTAGGTACATTTTTAAGGGAAAGGAAGCTAAAATTAAGCGACCTTTCCCAACTTGGCGAAGACCTTTTGCTTGCCCTTGAACTTGCTTATACAGGCGTTGAACATGGTTACAAGGCTAAAGGGGAGAAATGCCCTTACACTTTGCAATCTTTCTGCGATCTTGTTGACACAGATATGGGAGGTATAACTCGTATAATGGAGATGATATCAAATGAGATTTCACCACCAGAAAACGAGAATGAAAAAAACGTAGTGGCGAAGGTGGAGAACTCACACTTGAATTTATCGAACAATTTTGTTTCGGAGTTTTAAGATTTCCTCCTTCGCAATATTACGACATGAGTTTCAGAGAAGTTGTTATAGCCATGCAAGGTTATAACAATCAATTTGAAATAACGGAACAATTTCAATGGGAAAGAATTAGATGGCAAACAACTCTTCTTCTTAATGTTCACACGGCAAAAGGAAGGAGTTTAAAGCCAAAAGATTTGATAGAATTTCCATGGGAAAAACCAGTAAAGAAGGAAACTAACAGACCTTTGACAAATAATGACAAGTCAATATTTGACAAATGGGATAAAGAAATATAAATGGCATTAGGTAAATTAAATCTTAAACTTGGAATAGATGTTTCCAACCTTGACAAAGAACTTGCCAAGGTTGAAAGGTCAATGTCTAAGTTTGGGCAGAATATGCAGAACATTGGCAGCAATTTAACTCAGTCGTTAACGCTTCCTATTATCGGCCTTGGTACCGCTGCCCTCAAATCCTTTGCCGACATGGAAAAGTTGCAGAATGGATTAACTGCTATTATGGGCAGTAGCCAGGATGCAGCTATTGAAATGGAGAAGTTGCGGAAGGTTGCTGAGAATCCAGGCTTGGCACTTCCTGAGGTTGTTAAGGCTTCATCAACTTTGCAAAGTGTTGGCATGAATGCTGATGCTGCAAGGGAAACTATTACCCAATTTGGCAATGCCGTAGCAAGGGCAGGAGGTGGAGCCGAACAGTTTGATGGTGTAGTATTGGCACTATCTCAAATAAGTGCAGTTGGAAAAGTTACCCAAGAAGATTTAAATCAGATTAAAGAAAGGCTGCCAGAGTTTGCGCGTGTGATGAAAGAGGAGTTTGGTGTAGTAACGGCAGAAGGTATTAGAGAATTAGGTATAAGTTCTGAAGAATTTATAAAAAGGTCAGTTGGAGCATTAGGTGAATTAGAAAGAGCAAACGGAGGCTTAGGTAATACGTTTGATAATTTAAAAGATAATGTAGGCGCATCACTTGCTGAACTTGGTAAGGCAATTAATGAATCATTAAACTTAGAAGCCGTTGCAGCTTCATTAAGTGAAGGAATTCAAAGATTAGTAAATGGTTTTAAATCATTGAATCCAGAAACACAAAGCTTTATTGTAAAGGCTGGTTTAATTGTTGCGGCAATTGGTCCTGCAATATTTATAGTAGGAAAATTGATTACTACTTTTGGTGCAATGGTTGGCACTATTCGGCTGATATCTACAACTGTTGCAAGCATGGCAGGTGTTATAAGTAAAGCCTTTGCCGCCATCCTTGCCAATCCTGCTATACTTGGCGTTACCGCTGCTATCGCTGCCATAGGTGCTATTTCTTTATATGTATATGATAATTGGAAAGCATTTAAAGATAGATTTACAAATATTTGGATTACCATAAAAAATGCAGTTCTTTCCAATGTTGCAAAATTAATGCAAGGCATTGATAGTGTTCAAAAGTCATTAGGTTTGGAATTGTTTGATTTGTCAGGAATGACAAAGTATCAGGAAGAACAAAAGGT